GTAATAGCAGCAGTTAGCGTAGTCTGCTGTGAGCGGGACGAGTATTGGCGTGTTGTCATCTATGTTCCTATCGGCTGTAGTGAACTCGGGTTGGGAATTGACCCTGGAAGGCTGATATTTCTTCTTTAAGTCTTTGTTGATAAAGTGCGTAGATTTGACGAGCAGCAGAGTTGGCGGAGCCAAATGTTCTCTTGGCGTCAATCTCATCAGCTTGTGGGCTAATCTGAGATGCACGGGCTGGGTCAAGGTAAGTAAGTAGTCGGTATGCTGCACCAAGGATTACAATGTCACGAGCAGTCTCGGAGTATCCTGTGGTTGTAGTAAAGACATCAGAGCTACTGGACATAGCGCTTGGTTGCTTGAGGTAGTTAACCTTTACTGTACGACCAGCAGTAATGTAGTCTCCGATTGTAACAGTCTGAGCATCTGTGCCCCATGTAGCAGTTTCTGCCTTGGCGTCCCATGACCAACGGCGAACTGGAATCCATTCTTTGCTCGGTCCAATATCCTGCCATGACATGCTCAAGATATTCTCAATCAAGCTGCCATTGGAATCTGTAACTTCATAGGTTGTAACAGATGGATTAAATGTAAATGTAGTTTGTCCTATAACAAGAAGTTGACTTCCCATGGTTCGGATAGTATCATTGATAGCACGCTTGACTACATAGCGTGGGAAGATTGGTGAGATAGTAACCTTGGAATCAACAGCATGGGTAGCAGCAGTTGTGCCTAGATAGCCACGCCCATAAGGAGCGATGGTGGCAGTATTAGCTACACGGTCAAATGAATTGACCCACATCAATTCCTCATCAACTTCAATGATGCCTTTACCTACTGAGTCAGTAGAGCCAAGGCTCAAGATAGTTGGAGAAGAACTAGGAGAAGTGAGTGTGGTAACTGCGGCCGTCAGGTATGTGCTTCTATCCTGTTGGTATGTGTAGCCTGAGAGGTTGATTAGAACCTCATCAATCATCTGACTAAGTGTTGTCACAGGTTAATGCTCCTTAAGGCGTCAGTTGGGGATAAGTCTGTTGTTCCTGCAAGTTCATTACAGATTCCGCCAAGAGCCTTATATGCGCTAGGCTGGCGATTAGCATCTGCTTTTTTATTGAGGGCAGCAATCAAGGCAAGTCCAGTAGTCCCTGCATATACATTGGCAGCCTGAACGGGTGCCACATAGTTTGGTAGTGATGGATATGTGCCACCATTAGCCAAGCGATTAAGCTCACTAGTAAATGAACTACCTGCTGTGCCTGTTGCCATTATCTATACCTCGAAGTCTTCTTTGCTATTGATTTAGGTTGCTTAGAGAACTGCTTGCCTTTGCTTAAGTCTTCACGCTTCTTGGCCGATGTCTTAGCATACTCAGCAGCAGAGAGTTTCTCTCGTGCTTTCTTTGGTAAGTAACGCTCACCAGTTGCTTTGCTTCCTTGAGTACTTGGCTTACCAGACTTAGTGCCCCACTCCTCTTTAGTCCACTTGGACAAAGACTTTTGTTTGCTAGTCTTGGCACCGGTGTATCCACCGCCTGCCTTCTTGTACTCTTGTGCTACAATCTGAGCCTTGCGAGCAGACCATTGTCCTGCCTTGCCACCTTTTGTGCCAGCCATTACACGGTTCTTAATACGCTCTCTAAGTTCAGGTTTGGTGTATGACATTACCACTTCACCTTGTCAGCCCAGTATGCTGCAGACATCTTGCCTTTAGCAATGTTCTTTGAGTGGCGTGCTTTGAATGATGCACGCTTCTTCTTCATTCTATCAGACTCTCCAGCCTTAGGAGCACCAGCAGTCTTAGCGCCTTGCTCACCGAAACGGATAGTCTTTACTTTGTCCCCTTCTTTAGCCACAACAATGTGTGACTTCTTGGGGTGATTAGGGGTACGCTTTGGCTTATTAAAGCCAGAGACACCTGCACGAGCTAGGCGTGGGTCACGCTTTCTGCTTTCCATATTCACCATACTTTCCTAGTACTGCTTTGACTCTGCCATCTTTTCTAAGCCGCACCACATAACCATCTTTAATCTGGATAGGGTTAAACTTACGATGCGGCCTATACTTACCCGATGACATTATTTCTTTTTCTTTTTAGCCATACCTGCTTGAGATAAGGCAATGGCAACTGCTTGCTTCTTAGACTTTACTTTCTTTGATGACTTGCCAATGTTGAGTTCGCCTTTCTTGAACTCACGCATTACCTTAGCCACCTTCTTCTTAGCTGCTGCCTTCTTCATCGCTTCTTACCTTTTGTATACTTAGCGTACTCGTTAAGTAAGTCAGATGAAGTTCCACTTTTACCAGAAAGGACAGCCTTTGCTGCTTCAATTATTTGCTTGTCAAGGTTCTTGCTTGCTTGATTTGCGTTTGCTTTAGTTACTGGTCGGTCGGCTGGATTGCCTCCGCGATAATCCTGTTGTGCAGAAGCACTGGTACCAATAGCTGTCGGAATATCTCTCAATTCACGAGTTACGGTTCCAATTCTTTTGGACAATCTGTTTAATGGGTTAGCCATTTACTTGTCTCTCTTTATTGATTTAAACTATTGGGAAATCCACCGCCACCAAAGCCAGCAAGTGACCCAATGCGTGTTTTTCCTGTAGTTGATTTTGGATTTAGTCTAGCTTCTTTTGCTGTTGTTGAACCTTTAAGAGTAGAGTCAATTGTCTTTTGAATTTGCTCTGGGCTGAGTACAGCTTTAACCTTATCTATATTTTTAACTTGAGAAACCCTGTATCCATCATTGAGTGCATTTTTGATAAGAGCTCTTGCTTGAGCAGGCGTAAGATTTTTTTCAGCCATGCTACTTCTTCTTCATTTTCTTGGCAGCCATCTTCTTCATACCCTTTTTGGCTTCCATTTTTTTCTCAGCTTTGGACTCCATCTTTTCGCCCATAGCATAAGCCTTAGCTGCCTTCTTGCCCTTAGCTGTGTAAGGGAACTTCTTGCCGTTTACTTTTGGCATGTTATACTCCTAGTTCTTTCATAACCGCTGCTGATTTTTTGTTGATATGTTTTGCTGGTGGCATCTTGCCTGCATCATATGGCCTGCCTAATGTCTCACTAGCTTTTACTGCCTGCTGTATCTTATCCATTGTAGTTCCAGCAGGTTGAATGCCTTGGTCTCTTGCTTCCCTATAGGCATTCAATTCTGTATTGTGACGCTTGTTAGTCATAAACTTACGACTGTCAGCATCTCCTGCATTCATCTGTATGCTTAGGCCTTTGCACCCAAAGCAGCCGTCCACCGGCTCAGGATGGTATTCCCAATGTTTCATAGTGATGTAAAGTTGCTTTCTGTTACTCCGACTCCACCAGCAATCAATGCTGCCTTAGTGGCATCATCTACTGTATACTCATACCCACCGCGATATACTTCAGGATAGGACAATAAACTGTCATCAACTGGATAACGAATCTGTCCGTAAGTACCAGTTGGATTCTTTACTATTGTAATACCTCTGTCAAGCTTATAGAAAGAAAATAGGCGATGGTCGCCAGCTGGCCCCTCCTCAACGGTTGGGGTTTTGAAAAGCCATTCGGCCATGTAGTCCTCCTTAGTGAACTTACCACCAGGCAGGGTTGCCCCTGCCCGATAGTCAATCAACTAGAGAGCAGCGATTGAGGAACCAGAGGTGATGCGATACAACGCTTCGTCACGATAGACTGCGAAGCCGAGTACGCCGTACCAGCCCATTGGGCGGAAGCGCATCAACTTATCAGTTACGTTACCGATAACGATGTGTGGTTCTTCAGCAACAGCTTCAGCCATTGCTTGAGCACCACAGACGATTGTATTGAATACACGGGTAACTGGAGTAACAGTAACAGTTGTTGTTGCAGTAACTGCAGCGGTGTTAGCTGTATCTACAGTGAAGGTTGTGGTTGAGCCAGAGGTGCTGATTGCAGTAATCTTTGCACCTGAAGCGATACCAGTTCCAGCAATCTTATCTCCAACTTCTGCACGAGTTGCGATAGCAGCAGAAGAAGCGACACCGAAGGTGAAGCCTGCTGAGGTACCTGCGACGGTTACAGCGGTTGTTGCGAGAGCTGTCTGGTCTGCACCAGTCTTAGCATTGTAAAGACGTGGGGACTCTACGAAGAACGCGCCTTCGTAATCTCCGATTTCTCCAGCCCAGATGTTATCTACTGATGGAGAGGTGTTAGCGTGAACGAAGTTCCAGCCCATGTTTCCGGTTTCCGCACGAAGGTCGTGTGAAACTTGTGGGTGGATACCGGTCCAGTACAAGGAACCACGGCGAGCCTTGGCCTTGTTTGTGCGGAGCTTAGCGACTACCTTACGGATGTCTGCTGAGTCGATTGTATCTGTTGCGGCAACAGTTGCTACTGTAGTAGCAGCGCCTGCGAAGATGTTGTTTGAACCAGAGCGGAGTGTTGTCATTGCGACAGTGTCGATAGAATCAGCGAGGTTGTATGCAATGATGTTTGCAATAGCTGGGTCGACATCTGCGAGTGAGAACAACTCAAGTGCACGGGTTACGAGAACTGCGTTACCATACTCAGCAAGAGTAATGGTTACAGTTGTCGGTGTTGAAAGCGCAACTGCATCTGGGTCTGTTGTTTCAGTCAGAGCGGTTGTTGCTTGGTCCAAGTCAACGTAGCGTTGTAGAACTACAGTCTGACCTGGGATTGCTTGACGTGCTGGACGCTTATCTGCTACTGAACGAATTAGTGGTTCGGAGCGGAGAGCGAATTCGAGAAGGCGGTCATACGCCTTCTGTACTAGACCAGCACCACCTACGGTTCCACCTAGAGAGGTAGAGCCGGTCGAGGTATATGCATTTGCCATTTGTTTAGTCTCCTATGACTATGAACGGATTATTGTTGTGACTGGAGAATGGATAGCAGTTCTTCTGCAGAGCCTGCTTGATTCAAGCGTTGCTCAATATCCAATCCTCTATCAGGTGTCACAGCACCTTGTGTCAAGACATCTTGCTGGCGTAACCGTGCAAGGTCTTGCGTATCTATCGGTGCCTCTTCTTGCTGTACCTTGATTCCAAACAAGTCTGCGTTATCATCGAGCCAGTGAGATACTGACTCCTCGTTAACATCATCCAGGTCTTTCAATACAAGGCGTGCAGCCTTTTGGTTGACACCTTTCTTTTCCAGGACTTCTTTGACAAGTCGCTCACGCTGCACCTTGGATAGTGTCTCAAGCTGCTCAGTAAGTTCCTTGATACGTTTCTCGTCTGCACGTTTGGCTTTGCGTAACTTCTTTAGTAAGTCGCTACCATCACCTGTGTAGTCGTTTGTATCTTGGTCTTCGTCTTCATCATCCCAGTAGTTGTTGCTCATAGCAACCTTCCACCCTTCTATTCGTTGTTAGTTCGCAGGCCACAGTTCTGTTCGGGGAAACAGGCTGGCTCCTACTTTCGGTCTTGTACGCTGGCGGGGCCGATGGGTCCGCTCAGGATTCTAGAATTGTCCTCCGCTTTGTTGGGTTAGAGATGTTCTACCCAGTCCAGAGGTTCCGCTAAATGCAGCAATTTCACGCTCTGTGAGTGCTTTGCGCTTGCGCTGTGCTGATGCAAGCTGGTTAAATACTTCTTGTTCTGCCTCAGGCAAATCGTATCCTTCAAGTACGTTGCCATAAATGTCAGATAGTTTCTTAGCTGTCGGCAAGATATCTGCAATGGTTGCATAACCACGCTGTGCTTCTGCTTGAGTAATACCTTGTGCTGCGAGTTGTTCAGCAACTGGTACTCCGATGTTAATTCCTTGACGTCCAGCAGCAACACCAATTTCAGAAGCAGCAATCTGGCGCTCAATCTTTTGGAACTGTTGGTTAGGGTCAAGCACATAAGCAACTAAGTCATTATTACTAATGCCATAGTAGCTCTTAAGCATTGATGATATAGCTGGGTCAGCATTACGGACTCGCTGTACAGCAGCAACTACTCGGTTAGAAAGCTCAGACACTGAGATATCATTTGCTAGGAACTGTGAGACATATGAGTCATTATCAAACTGTGTGAGTCCATACGCACGCAATACCTGACGATAGTCATCTTCAAGCGTGATATACTCTGATGGAGTAAGAGCCTTTAGTCCTTTTGCGATACGGCTTTGATTAGCCTTGAAACGTTCCTGGTATAAGGGCTCTTCTTGTAGGCGAAGCATGATAGTTGCTTCTGTCGCACCCTCAATTGCTAGCTTCTTGATAAGTGGAGCAAGAGAACCTAGGTTGTAACGGTTCAGCCTATCCACTACGATAGAGTAAATATCCTGCTGACCAGCAGTCATACCAGTATTTGTTGCTGTACTGGGAGAGGTTAAAGTCGTCGAACTGGTAAATGACGGAGCTCCAGAAGCTGTATAAGTCGTAGAACCCGAAGCAAGTGTTCCTGGAGTTGAGACACCAGAGACTCCTGAATATGTACTAAAAGGTGTATACGGTTCAGTTACTACACCGCCAGAACCACTAGGATAAAAACCAGTAGAGTAATTATATGGTATCTCTGATGATGGTCTTATGTTTCCAAGTGGGTCACGATAAAACGCACCTTTATCTCCAGCACCACGACTACCATCTTTAAAGCGGTAGTACATAGTTCCAGTATCCTGGTCAAAAAATACTGCGTCAATATTAGGGTCTGTAAGAACTATTCCATATGTTTTTTTCTGAGTTTCTGACATAGATGAAACTGGAATGTAGTTAAATGTTTTCATACCAGTCGCAGATGGAACAACGCTTCCAGGCATAGGTTCGCCCGTTGCTGTACCAAACGTATATCCTATGTCTGTTTTTCCACCAGTTGAAACAATCTCATTAATTGTTTTATCAAAAGAAGTTTTATCGGTTGGAGTTAGTGATGCCGTAGTTTTGCTTTCTGATGCTGGAGGTGTGTATACGAATACAACTCCATTTTCATAATAAACATTGTTTTCTGGCAACGTTCCCGTAAATACTTTGCCATCTACTTTTAATGGGTCATCTTTAGTACCAGACCCAGTAATTACCCGTTTGGCAGCGGTGTCTACTGCTTCTGGGTCGGCGACTCTCTCTTCAGTTCCATCAGAATATTTTGTTACTTTTACTCTATTTTTTCCAGAACCCTCATATGTTGTAGATGTTACTGTTTTAGGTTTAGGAGTACTAGCAGCATTTGCTTCGGCAATAGCATTTTCTGCTTCGGCAACAGTTGAATAGCGCTTTCCAGTTTCAGTATCAATTACATATGCAATTACTCTTGCTTGGTTAATTGGTACTAAATATCCTCTTGTTGGGTCATATGCTTGCAGTATCATTACATTAGCCCCATATCTTGTAGAACTTTAAGGGTAAGTCCATCAAGGTATGCCGCACCCGATGGAGTTTTAGCGTATAAATCAAAATACTTTTCTTTAGTTCCTTGCTCAACAAGGTACTGGGGTGGTCTAGTAAATGCACCAGTCTTAGGGTCCTTATATTGATACCATGCAGAAACCATAGGGTCATCATACTTAAGAGCGTTCGGGTCTATGCCGGTAACTTTAGCTACTGTATTCTTGATATACCCTGTCTGCGCTGCTAGCGACTGACCAACATCAAAGCCTGCTGCAAACCCTGGGTAAACCTGCTTTGCCATATCCTTGATATCATTCTGAATGTCGTCAGAGGTAATGTCGCCGAGGAAGAGTCTTTCCTTTTGTGTATTCCAATACGCATCATTATACATATTTAGTACACCATAGGAATCAGCAAACTCTTTAAGGGCGTCGATACTGCTGAGCTGAGCTCCGCCAATCTTCCCAAAGTCTTTTCCTTTGATGATGATAGTATCAAGAGTATTGTTATCAAGCCCTAAGTCATAAGCACTTTCTACTTGCTTTTCAATCTTAGGAGTCCATTGAATACCAGCAGCAACAAGGCGCTTCTTCTGCTCTAACTTATACTTGTTTAAGTCCTGAGTCCATACACCAAATTGTTCTTTCTTGGTGATGGCACGGTCCCGGGCAGTCTTGTTAAAGTTTTGATAGAACTTACTCTTTTTGACATAAGCAATAAACTGTGCTTTGTTTTCAGCAACATAGGCATCATAGGCCAGTCTTAAATTATCATCCCAAAATGGACCATCTTTAAGAGCAAGGATAATGCCTATGAGTTCGCCAAGGGCAGCATCATTGTCCAAAGCGTTTACTTCATCTACAGGCGTAAATCCACCAATATCATCTGGTCTTGCCACTATGCGCCTCCTGCAAGTATCTTCTTAAATTCAGCATCGAAGTTTATGGCTGTAGCCAATTCAAATTGCTGAGGACGAGTTTCTCTTAACTTCTGCTCCAAAGCTTTTTCTTCTTCCTGTTGACGGAATGCTGCAGTAGTCGTAGTAACATTCTCCATCTTACCGGTCTTAGGATTGCGAACCTTCTTGGTTGTAGTAAGAGTTCCTTTTGCTAACTTTTTCTCCCAAGGAGCAATAACTTCATTGAGCTCTTGTTCAGTTAGTTTAAACATACCTTTGTTAGCAACTGACTGAGCTATGTCGATAAGTGTTCCTCTATCAATCTGAACTATTCTACGGTCAGGTAGATTAGCCTCGTCTGTACCAGTGCCAGCAATGGCACGACCTTTGAGTTTAGTAATTAGTTCAGAGTAGTCCTTGACTGGAAATATTTCTTCAAAGTAATTAATTAATACGCTCTTAAGTGCGCCTTTGTCATAAACGTCATAATTTAATCTTTTTAGAATTTTGGCGACTTCAGTATACTGTGCGTCAGTTAGTGTAGCAAGAAACTCAATTGCATTTGGTGTTGGCCTAGGGTTTGAGTTTGTGTACCCTGAAATACCTAAAGCTGCAATACGACTCTGCATACGATTGTTATAAGAGTTAGGGTCGGCTGCATTCGCTGGTACTTGACCTACACCTGTTGTTGGTGTTGGAGTAGGCTTAAGAACAGCAGGGCTTTTTGTAATAGCTGGGCTAGGGACTACGCCAGCGGGACCGACTCTGCCAGTGTTTGGCGTCGGTAGTGGGGCTGGCATATCCATTCCACCAGCAACGGTACCAGCTAGTGTACCGCCAGACTTCTTTGCCTTCTCTTGTGCATCAAAGCTACGCTGTGCTTGGTCTCCTGCTAGAATCTTGAGAGCATTAGCACTAGCATTCTTCATGTTAGGGTCTTTTTTAAGCAGGGCTAAATGATATTCATACCACTGTTTATACGTTCTATCTGCCACTTCTAGCCTCCGTAAACATGGTCGAATTTGTCATTTGCAAAATATCTTTCATAGAACTTGGCGAACATTGGGTCTTGGCGCTTTAGGCCGTCTACATATTCAGCAACATCGTTACGAATAAATGCAGCCTTCATTGAATCAATGGTTGTTCCTGACTGTTGCAGTCTTGCGTATACATCATATCTAAAGTTTAGATACTGTGATACTGCATACCAGCGTGGATTCTTTGATAAATCCTTCCATAGCTTATCATCATTGATAGCATAGGATAGAGCATCAACTAGTCTAGCTTGACGGCTACCAGCTCCACCACCAGAGTATGCGTCGTACTCTTCGAACCATAGTGGGTTCTTGGCTTTCATCTGCTCAAGGAAGTCCTTCTTGTAGTAATCTACAATAGTCTTTCCATAGCCACGGTTAGGATTATATGGCTGGTCTCCACCAATACCATTGCGTACTTCATCTTCAATGGCTGTAATGAACTTATTCCAGTCATTCCATCCCTTGGCTACTACAGAACCTCTAGCCGAATCAAATGCTGCTGCTGTGTCGCGGAACTTCTTACTTGTATTAGGAATAGCATTACGCTCTAACCAAGCTTGAGCCTTAGATGAGAACGCATAGTCATCATCATTGAAGATTGCTCCAAGAGCAGTAAGGTTATCCTCACCTAGAATAGCGACCAAGTCGCTCACCATTTCTGGGTTCTTTCTAACTAACGCTACTGCAGTGTCATCAGAGCGTAGTCCGCTTGTTGCCTCAGATAGGCTATCAGCAAGTAGGAATAAGTCTGGATTCTCGTCTACGAAGCGTTGTTCTCCGTTGAGTGGGTCCTCTTTACGCATACGAGCTAACTCATCAGCATATGGCTGGAGTGCTGTCACATAGCGTGGCTGTGCTGGAGAGGTGAAGGCGGACAATACACGCACTGTTGACAGAAGAAGTGCATTCTTCTGGGCTTCATCTGACATAGCCTCTAGTTCTAAAGCTGTAGGTTGACGATGGTATTGCTGTACAAAGTCAACTCGTTCCTGCTTAAGGAACATATTTGTGTCCCTATTGAACTGTGCTTCATCTCTTGTAATCGTACCAACTACTAGTTGACCAATACGACGAATGGTATTGGGTAGCAAAGCATTGGCTGAGTTAGCCTGTACTCCGAATGGTAGTACCCATTCTGTAATTTTCTGGGTTACTTTGTCTTCGCCACCAACTCGGTTGACGTATTCGTTCCATCCTGCTGCGGCAACTGGGCCAGCACCAAGAATAGATGAACCTGTTGGGTTGAATACGTTGAACCAATCAGATGGTACACGGGCTGTAAGGCCTAGGATAGGTAGCTCTACCTCGATAGATTCCTGTCCAAATGGGTCTTCTGTAGCACTAAATACTCTATCTGGAATCTGCTTGATAGCTACAGCCTTAGGCAAAAAGTCTGGGTGTTCTAAAGTAATGCGACCGTAAGCACGGAACTGCTCTACTACCGCAGGGAAGAAGGCGATAATATAGTTAATCATGCCGCTATAGTTCATATCTCTATGGAAAGCATTGAGCTTATTACGGTATTCGCTGATAGCATACTGGCGAGCTAAACGCTCAAACTGTTCTCTATCTTTGAGTTCTAACTTGCGTCCTTGTTTGTTAGCCAAGAATACTAGGTTCTGTAGCTTTTGCTCATACTTGAAAGCAAAGTAAGGGGCAAACATAAGTTTGCTTGTAGGTGCTGTTGATAACCATTCTACACCCTGGCGCAACAATTCTTTACCCTTTAGGTAGGCATTGCTGGTTCCAAGCATATCTCTGACCAAGTCAGTGATGATTACTGGACGTGCATCTACATCTGGATATAGTTTACGTAGGCCATCAACGGTTACGTTATCATCTAGAATCATCTTATGTAGCGCAGAACTTGGAGCAAACTGCTTTAATAGGTCTCCGACACGGGTAAAAACTATTTTTGTGTCGCTAGGACGTAGGCCCATACGAGATAGATATTGCTGACCTTCGGTCGTATTACGCAACCACTTAGCTACATCAGTTGATTTAGCACCCTGCATCATCATACGTGCTACCGGGTCATTACCAATCTGGTCTTTTAATAGCGTCTGCCATGAGGCTAGGTGTAACTGCTCATCACGACGAGGCTCAATAGCCTGGCTTCCTGTACGATTTCGACGTAGGTTGCTAGCTTCGAGCTCGCGGATACTGGATAGGGCACGGCGTAGGTCTTCGCGCTGGCGTAATTGCTGCATGCTCATCTCGCCAAAACGTCCACCAGAAGCTGATGGAAAGTCATAGCCTGCCACTGTAATCTTATCTTTAGAGATTCGCTTAACAGCTGGGGCATTATTAACGATGGCAATCTCTTGCTTGCGTAAAGCATCAGCAGTTGCAATCATGTCGTTAAGATACTTAAAAGACATTTGCTGTTCTGGTGTAAGAAGATTTGGACTAGTTGGTACAACACCAGTCTTTGAGGAACCGTATCCTATACCTGCCTCATCAAACTGTTTCTTAAGTTGTCTGATTACCTCATCACGAATAAAGATATCCTCGCGGATATTCTGAAGATTCTTCTTTGGGTCTACTATGCCAGTTGCTGACTTAAACTTTGACTTGGTATTAGATGTATTTGTTATTGCTCGAAGTGCATCTTCTGATAGAATTTTAAGCACAGGGAATAACGCACCGTCACCAAGCATACGAACTGAAGAGTCACGGATGATGTTTGTTGGATATCCTGCACGAAGCAAGGTAAATCCACGCCACAAAGAGCTAAACTCATCTACAATAAACTTACTTGTGAGGGCAGCGTTAGTTGGTAATCCAGCTTCTTCGCCCATCTTCTTTTTATAACGTTCAAATGCTTTGTTCCAAAGCTTAGCATCCGGTAGATAAGCACCGTTTGCTAGTTGGCTGATGAGTTGTGGGTCATCGATTATATCGCCGTTCTTAGCAATCATATAGCTGCGGCCCTCAGCAGCTGCCTGTTTTGCTTCTACTAGCATTTCTCGATGTGCATTATCCCATGCTTGTAGAACAACGTCAGTGAGTTCTTGGGGGACTCCATGCTTTTTCGATAAAGCCTTACCTAGATTCAATGCATATTCTTGAACGATATTGAACTTATCAATTTCATTAGTAGAGGTAATGAATTTATTATATAGGTTCAATCCATCTTTAGGGTCAACTCCAGCATATACTGTAGCGTTTCGAACGCTAGCACGCATTCTATCTGATGCTACAATTGTATCATTAAAGTTGATAGTATCACGCGGAGCGTCATCTGTTGCTCTATCAAACCAGCGAATAGCTACAGAGAATGGACTTCTTTGGTAGAATCCCTGGATAACCCCACCAAATTGTGTCTCGCGCACCATATCATCGGCTTTACGAGAAGTTGATTTAATGCCAGCTTTACTTAATTCAAACTTACGGGCTGCTCGTTCCTTAGTTAGGTCATTACGAACACGCTCTGCCCATGCAAAACGGGATACCGTTCTATCAGTTAGTGAGCCTTGTAGAGTATTATTAGCGACTGACCAAAAGTCACTTTCCTTTTTAACTGACTCAACTTCCTTCTTGAGGAAGTCCAAGGTATTCTTAAAGTTCTTTGATACGGTTAGGATTTGTCCCTTGTATCGTAAATATGTCTGTCCGCCAGATTCAGCAATAGCAATAGAGTCGCTAAGACGGTTATACTCGCCCAATTTTGCTGCAGATTTTATACCTAGTTCATCGATTGCGTCTTTGTCAAGACGGCCAATACGTAAGATTAGACCAATAGTCTCATCATCTGCACCAGCTACCATAGATGCTGCAATCTGACCCATCTCATTGCGGAACTCTGGACGTTGTGCGACAACAGCCGCAGGGTTTTCTCTATAGAATTTAAATACCGGTGTGTATGCTGTTTCTTCGCCAGCTACTGTGCGTTTGATTAAGTCCACATCATCGTATAGTCTTTGTGCTGCAGCTTCAGCTTCCTTCTTGCTGAGTACTTTTGCAAACAAACCAGTACGTTCAGGGGTTACTGCTGCCCCAATAAGGGCTGGGCGAGCTACTGCACCTACGCCTTTGAACAATCCAACGTCAGGACCAACACCAACTTCAAGTCCAAAGTTCAATAAACCTGATGTAATAGCACCAATACCTTTGGTTGTATCACCAAGAGTCTTAACTCCTGTAACATCTGCTGCGAAACGCGTGACATCTCTACCAAAGTTGTATGATTCTTGCCCGACATCTTGCTCAGAGAACTTAGATGAGCGGTAAAGTTCGTTAGCATTGCGCTTGACGAAGTCAGTTTGTGTTATCTCACGCTGTAACTTACCAAAAGTAGCCGCACCAAGGCTTGCTCCTGCGGCCGCACCGAGTGGACCACCTACTGCAAAGCCACCAACACCACCAAGAATAGCACCAGTTACGGTGAATAGACCAGAAAGTACACCAAGGGCAGCGTTCTTGCTACCCAAATCACGGGCAAATGCGTAGTTGCTGCGGACATTACCTGCACCTGCCATCAAAAGCTTGCTTAAATCGCCTTCAGTAGCCTTATCAAGCTGTGCAAATGCTAGGGGGATGGTTCCGAGGGCTGCGCCAGCTAAAACTCCTGGAGGGCCTGCAAAGCTTCCTAGAGCAGCACCAGTTAATGGGCCAACTCTCATAGCCTCACCTAGAATATCTACACCTTTTAGGCGTGCTGACTCAATAGCATCGTTCCACGCTGCAGGATTTTTTGGAATATTCTGTGCAGCATCTTTAGCCAGCATAAATGGAATGCGGTTATTGATTGCACCTGGCATATTTTGAGGATATGCCGCCTTCTGAGCGTTACCTAGTCTATCCCATTGGGTTGACATTATATGATTGTCCCCAAGAATCTGACATAATCTTTAGTCGCTTGAGGAGTATCTGGTTGACTTGCCCAGAATTGCATGACTGGATAGTACGTACGTACCATATCTAAGTCAGGGTCTCCTGTTGGTCCTTGAGGTAATCCCAATTCTGTAAAATCTAATCCGCCTGGAAGGCGCGAGCCTGAACGAATGTCCTCTTCAGGCAATGTTGTCTCTGCTGTAATCGGAGTAACTGGCGCTCCACCCATTCCAGTAGAAACTGTTCTACTGACACGAGGAGCTGGGTTTGCTGCACCTGCGGTACCAGCTACGCCGGGAGCTAATTGAGCTAAACGATTTGTCTGTCCAGTTGTGCCATAACCCATGCCACGGTATTTAAGTTCTACATTCTTTGGGTTCTGTCCATCGCCACCCGTAAGGGAAATGTTTGCTGGATTATTCTGTGGCGCTGTGGGGCGAAACCCACCTCTATTTTCCGCCATTGATATCCTCCTCTGGAACATACGAATATTCTTCTGCTGATAGTAACATGCCCTTAGCTAACCAAGGATTCATGTTTTCGCTGACATCTGTCATGAGATAGCGTGTACCTTCGTAATCGCTCCACTCACTTACTAGAACCCATCCAGTACATATCTGACTGTCTGAGTCTTCTAATTCTTCTGCAAGTATCCTCATTGCTTTTTCAATAGCTTCTGTGAACTTGCTCATTTGTATTGCTCTTCTACTTGGTACGGTGCGGCTGTGTATGCACTAACTCGTGCAGCCACTTCCATAGCACGGATGGCATCAGCGCCTGCGTAAAGAGCTCCAAGAGCGTAGGCTCCGCCACTTCCGATGGCATAGAATCCTTCTCCACTCTTCATCACCGCCAAATCCTGGTCGACATCAAAGAGCTCGCCACCAACCGCGATGAGAAACTGGAACCTAAGTCCATCTTTATCTTTGTCGTGCGCTTCGTCGAAGTTGTAACCATTCTCGACTAAGCATTTGCGAAGTGAAGGCATAGCCTTGACAATCATATACCGATAGGCATCTTTTTTGTCTTTCGCTGAAAATACTGGTGGTACCCAGATATTCTGGGCTATATCACAGGGAGCCACCTCTCCCGCCCCTGCGATAAGCAGAGCGCCCCGTTGTGCAATCTTTCGCATTACAGGATGTGAATAAACTTTACCACTATCGTCGGTGATACGGCTGTCGGCTACAATGACAGACTTGTCATCATACTCAACGCCAATAATCGTAGTCATTGTCCCCTCCTAGATTATCGTCGACGAATAGTTCTTACGCTTGCGTTAGCTTCTCCGCCTGCTGTTAGACTTGAAAGAAGACTCATAATATCTGGTGGTCCGCCTGCTTCAACTTGAGGAATAGCGCCTCCTGCCGGAGCAGCGGGAGCAGGGGACGGTTGCTCAACCATTGGTGCGCCAGCAGGAGGAACCTGTTGTTGTGGGGCAGGGAAGATTTCTTCAATTGCATCTTCAATCGCCTGTCCCTTTTGGCGTGCCTTAATTACTTGTGCAATCTTAGATACGATTTGACTTGGGTCTCCACCGCTAGCGGCAAGCTGAGGAATAGCTTGTGTGTAAGCTTGGAGCGAAGCAAGGAGTGCGGTACGCATATCTTCAATCTCAATCTTCTCAACCTCTTGACTGACATTGACACTGAACGGTAGTTCACGCATAGCCATATCTTTAGAGATAAGTTTACCACCCAAAGCTTGTAGCATGAAGATAAGACCCTGAGCAGGGTTTAATCCTGCAAGCATTCCATAGCGTACATCTGCAGAGTAATCACCTTTGATGTCCTTCTTAGGAGAGTATGTAATTTCATACGGTGCTCCTGCATCTACGCCACGAATTGTCTTTTCGTCTGGAAAAATCTTTTCATCAACTTCAAAACAAAGCTGGATAACATCACGGAGGGCGCTAGCAAAGATTGCTTGTGCGGATTTGACCTGGGTATCGAACGCACCCATGAGAGCCTGAACGCCCTGACCCGTGACAATCGATGCATTGACGTTACCAGTACGTCCTTCAGGATAACGAGCGCCAACGCGTAGTTCCTGGTTAAGCAGAGTCTGCTCTGTGAATGCGCCTTGTGGCAATGTAAGTTCTACGCGACGTACACCTGCTGGGTTGCTTGTACGAATGACAGCATCTCCACCAAGTTGTAGCTCCTGTACATCCATTGGAAGTACGATTGGAGACTGTACCGACTTCTCTGCAGCTTCCATAGCAAGGAGTGCAAAGCGGTTGCGTAGCAACTGAATACCTAAAATATCATCAAACTGTCCACGTAGTTCACCATCGATAGATGGTTTACGTGCGACGATAATCATCATCTTACCAAGAGGATTCTTAGCTTGTGACAAAACTAGATTATTCTTATCTGGCAAGTAAATTACTGATTGGTCTTTATCATAGTAACGGACCATCTCAATAAGAGCATTTAAGTCTTGCTTGTATCCAAGTCCACCAAGGAGCGTACGCTCATACTCAGGGAATTGTGAAACGAGTTCGCCTAGGGTCATTTGATAACGCTTCGCAAATGCGATGCAACGACCATAACGGTCGAACTCTGGGTAAGCACCTATTGGGTTTTCTAGGCGAATGCGAGGGAGCTTTGCTTCTGCGTCAAACTCAATGACGAATGGAAGGAAACCGTAGGTTATGTACCAGTCCGCTCCTGAGTACATCTGAACGGATAAGTCAGAATGAGCAAAGTAATTGCTAGCAATGCGAGTACGCTTATCAGCAAAGCTGCGAGCGCGGTCAGACGTCTGGTTCGCCGCTGAGCAGTTGACGGCTGGCAGTGGAGCCATAACTTCCGATAGGTCTCTAGCAACAATGTCAATAAAATTCGCAACGACATTGGCATCTACTCCATCTGGAAAGAAGTCAGGATATACGCTGGCAATCTGACCCTTACGGACAGCAAGGACGTCTTGGTTACGTGCGTCCCTATCTGAGTTACGAAAGCGCAACGAGTCAACTCGTGCAGCAATCTGTTCGATTGAAAGTGCCATGGTATCCTTTAGTTAAATTTAATTATTTGGTCGTGGATAAGGTTTAAACTTTTTTGGGATTTTTTTTATTGGCTTTTTTGGATAGTTTGATTGATTGTAACCTGGGTCACCAATCGGACCATTACCTGAATTTGGTGAGTATACTGGGTCTATCATTTCGCCATATGGAAAGTTTGGATTAGCCGCACCACGGCCAGGTTTTTTACCTGAAACGATATCGTCTAAAATCTTGCCAATTTTTTTATTATCAGCCATGATGACTCCTATCCGTATGTCTGTTGCCATTGTTCTGCAATGGCTTCGTCTAAGTTAATTGAGAATCTACGCTCTGTCTGAGCTCTTGTTGCCCATCTGTTCTGCATCCAGCGTGCTGACTGACTGTTCTGTTGCATCAACTCGCGTACACGAATGATTGCAAACCATAGAGCCATCACACAGTCGCTAGGGTTTCTAGTCTCAGGCTTCCAAGTAATCAACTGTTGTACTAAAGCCTTAAGTCCTTCGCTACCTTCGTTGCTTGGTAGTTCTATCGAGTTGTTGTCTTGATGTCTCCCATCTCGAAGGCTACCAAAAAGGCTTGCCATAGAAGCCACACCAAAGCTAGTATCCCACTTATTCTTACCAGTGAAGTGAGAGTTGAGTTGGCACCCATACATCGAGAGCCAGTTACGCAAGTCGTCATCGAGTGCGTATGCTTTCTGGTGGGCATTGATTTCAATTCTTAACTCTTGTGGTTTATATCTTTGAACCCATTCTTCAATCAGGGCTCTAATCTTCATTGGTGTTGGGTCAGTCATGTTGACAGCATCCAACACATAAATCATACTATCAGCTCGGTTATAAGTCAAGACCACCGCTGCCGTGTTCCCCGTCATCGCAGGGTCTAGACCAATAACCGTATAAGCAGACTCTAGATTCTTGGGGTGTCCTGGAGCACCTTGTTTAAGCGGTCCGCGCTTTCGCATACCGTTAACACATCCTGCAACTGCTGCTGGCGCAAAGATGGCGTCTTCGACGACGTCTTCTTGCTGGTAGACCATAGCCCATACGGAAGGTGCCACTTCAGAGCGGCGAGTAAAAAGCGAAGGGCCGTCCCACTTCGGGTAAAGTCCTTCGGCGTTAGCCTCGTCCTTATCGCCTTCAGGCCTATCCGTCCATGGCCAAAGCGTTTTCCAATTCTTTGGTTTCTCATCAAACTCCAGTACGGCTGGCTGGGCAAAGTAAGTAAAGGGGGATTTGCCACCAGTCCATTGTTGACCGTCCCGAATCATCTTATATAAATCTACGGGCGCAACACGGGTCCCTACGATAAGTAGTTTCCCGTGTCGGCCTAAGCGTGTGATGACTTCTTTTTGAAGCCACTCAATTTGCTTCTCCCACTCGTGGGCATTGGAGTTCATCACAACATCGTCTAGGATAATCAAGTCAGCACGAGCACCGTAAATCTGTGAGCCAAAGCCTAGGGCTTGTACCGTAGGGTCTTTCTCGCCGGAGTCTCGTCCGCTACCTAGATAAATCATATCAGCAGACCACGTCTGGGAATCTGCCTTGTATCCACCATTAGGGCCAAAGGCCGTCTGGAGCTTAATCCAGTTTGGGTGGGAAAGTCTTGTCTTGATAGCGCTAAGGAACTTGCGGGCCATACCCTGGGTCTTAGATACTACAATGATACGTACGTTAGGGTCTACGGCTAGTCGGTAGGTAACATAGTTAATTGTGATGACGGTAGACTTAGCGTGCTCGGGTGGTACGTTAATCAGGACTCGGTTAGCCGCGCCGGGTTCATAAACCATGGCAGGGTGCATCCATCGGGGCTCGCGCCCCTCAATCAAGTCAATCCAGTCCTCGTGGTGGGCAAAGAGCTTGGTATCTAGGAACTGCTCAGAGAACTCCTCAAAGGAGATATCTTTGAGGTTCTTCATGTCAGCCTTGACGCCTTTACCCTCTAGGCGGGCCTTATCGGCCCTAGCCTTGAAGTCTTCGTCCTTCATCGTCCACTGACGGAAGGTAACCTCATTTCGGTTGACCGAGCCCATAGCCTGGGTAATAGTACTACCCTGGGCTAGCATCAGGAGAACCTTCTCCTTAGCCTCAGCCATAGGTATATCTACCTTACCCGGCTTTCTTCCCATAGTCAGTATCCCCCGTTAAATCACACTAATAACGCCCGTCAGATAACGGGCATAGCTCCCCCATATATATTATATATAATTATATATATTATAAGAAGTCGCGAAGTCTTAAACGGAGCGACTTCGCTCTATATAATAAAATATATTACATATATAGAAAACCTGTTCAAATCGGGAAACCGAACGGGTTTCCCTAATATATTTTTGGGGGAGTACTATAACTGGGCAAAAGCCCAGGTCAGATAGGTATAGGGGGGCTTATAACAGAAATTTTTGGGGTGAGAATATAATAGCTCAGCGACGCGAGTTTATCTATGGGTGGGTCAAAGTGACCCACATCACACCTACCGACCTGAGAGTTTCCTGAGAACTTCCTGAGAGTTTCCTGAGAATTGGCATTATACCATGACTTCTCTGATATGTCAAGTAATAAACATGTGATTTCCGTCATAGAACAAATGTTCTAATAAATTATGGGGTGGCGGACTCTCCCCCCATGCCCCTAGCCCCCCCTATCGAACAAGTGTTCTAATGTGACACAAGTCATAGAACAAGTGTTCGAGTGTGAATTGCGCCACAATTTCATGGTGTCGGCGTGTCGCTATTGACCGATTGCCCCATGTCTTATCTATCCCATTATGTCCGATTTGCCCTATTCTTTCGTTAGGGCTTGAAAGTGTGAGCGACATCACATTTTCTAAGCGTAATTTCGATTAGGTGAGCGGGTGGGTGCGGGTGTACGCTTCTCCTATCGCTTGGAATTAGCCCCTAGCGAGAGTCTGAAAGGGTCGGGTAACCGCCCCAAGTAAGTGTTCTCTCTCAATAGGCAGACTTTCAGCGTAGCACCTAATAAGGGTGAAGCCTAATCGGCTCGCGTGTTACCGCTCGCGCTTCTCATGCTTCCGCATGGGTCGGCTTCATGGATAGATAGGTGCGCCTAGTCGTAATTTCCGCCTAGCGTGTCGGTGAGCGAGTCCCGCCTTGTAAGCGTGATAAGTACCCGACACAATAGGCGCGGGTAGGTGGGTTTCAACGCTCACCTATCCACTAGGGCACATGCCCTAATTCAACGACTAGAAAGGAAAGCAATCATGGCTCACCGAGTCGTGAAAGTACGGAAAGCATGGAAGCGCCAGACCCCACGAGTAGCGTTTCCCGTAACTATCCGCAAACCTAATGGGGAGACATTCGTCGTAGCCCCTACTCACAAGCGAGTAGCCAAGCGCAAGCCAGCGAGCAAGCGCAAGCCACGAGCAACCAGCACCACCCGCCCCGTATCCGCACAAGATACGCGAGCAATCGCACTAGCAGAACGCCAGCAAGCGTTTATCGAGTCGCAACGCAGACTTGAGCGAGAGATGCTAGGCTCATACAATTAGCAAGTAGTCCGACACGCCTAACGAGCGCAAGGGTTCACGACCCTAGTCGGACACGCGATTAGCAACAAGGCTAACGCCACTAGGTTAGAGAGTGAGAGAAATCTAATGAGCAACATAGAGAGCATGTACGCAATCATGAACCGCTTATCTGATGAGTCCATACGCAACATAGCGTTATGGCTCGCAGAATATAATCAGAAATCGGGTAAGTGATGAGTGATGATGACTTGATACTAGTGCTAACTCCTAGCGAGTTAGACACAGTAAGAACCGCGCTACGCAACGAGCAAGAACGCTACGAGCGACACGGCTTCAATGGATTGAAAGTGGCAGTTGCTAAATTGCGTGATAAGATTAGCAACGCTATGATTGACAATGCCTACAACAAGGTAGGCGCAACGAAAGGATAAACAATGTCCGTCGAGAACGAGGACAACGAACTAGTGGAGTGTGACGATTGCTCAAATCAATTAGAGCGAGATGCCATGCTCACAACTACCGCAGGTGCTCTAGTGTGCGACGATTGCTACCGCATATGTGAGCATTGTGAAGGTGCTGGTAGTGCTAGCGACGATTGGCACACAGTAAGCGATAGTTTATGGTGTCAAGGTTGCTACGAAGATGATGCCGTTTATTGTGATAGATGTAATTACAGTTACAATGGCAACAATGTAGGCACTAACTACATAAGTAGCGTTGAAGAACGCTGGTGCGAATACTGTACGGGCGACAATGCTACTTGGTGTAACGAGTGCGACGAGTATTACAGCGACGACGACAACGAGTCGTGCCCAAGTTGCTATAATAATGGTGGCATGGTTCACCAATACAGTTACAAGCCTAACCCTATCTTTCATGGTAGTGACCCTAATGGGTTATTCATGGGGTTCGAGTTAGAGATGTCGCTAGGTAGACCCGACAATCATGTGTATCATGAAGCGGTTACCCTAGTATCTGAAATCGAGAAGTCTAATGTGTGCTATCTCAAGTCCGACTCGTCTATCGAAGATGTAGGTTTCGAGTTAGTCACACACCCACATACTCTAGGCGCATACGAGCAAGCCACACCGCTATGGGATTACATAGAGAACCTACGCGCTAACTACAATGCTCGCTCGTGGGACACTCAATCATGTGGGCTACATGTCCATGTGTCACGCAACGCTTTCAAGTCGGGCGCACACACGCACCGATTTCTCACGCTGATTTACAAGAACCCTAAAGAGATGATGAAACTCGCAGGGCGCAAGAACTCACGCTACGCACAATTCTCTGATGTGTATCAACCTGATGAGTGGGGTATCCCACGCTTCAACTTACACAACAAGATACATGGCAAGCGTTACACCGAGCGATTTAGTGCGGTCAATACTCAGAACGACTACACCCTAGAACTTAGGTTCTTCAAGGGTACAATGGCTCGTGCTGGTATCATGTCGGCACTAGAACTAACTCACGCTGCCACAGAATACACACGCAATCTATCCCTTGCTGATGTCAAGTTAGGTATGCTACAATGGGATTGGTTCGCAGATTGGGTTGCCACTAACAATGGTATCTATCCCAATCTCTACATCAAGATGAGCAAGATACCACAGATTTCTCTCGAGAACCGAGAGATGCTAAACGCATAGAGAGGAGAGTCACTTATGTGTTTATTAGTAGTATGTAAGCCCAACTCTACACCTAGTAAGAAGGACTTACATAACGGCGCATGCTCCAACCCACATGGGTTTGGGTTTGCTATCGTTGCTGACGGCAAGATTATTACCGAGCGTAGTATGTCTGCCAAGAAATCTATCCGTAGGTTTCTACAATTACGCGAGCAGTATCCTAATGGCTATGCCATGTGGCATGCTAGGTACGCTACGCATGGTGTCAAGAACGAGCAGAACTGTCACCCTTTCCAAGTCGGTGACGACACGCAGACTTATCTCGCTCACAATGGGGTACTCGATACCTTCATAGAGAAAGGTGACAAGCGTAGCGACACTCGTGTATTCGCAGAAGATACCCTGCCTAAACTAGGTGGCGTGTCTGCGCTCAACGACGAGAACATTTACCGCATGGTAAGTTCATGGGCTAGTGGCAGTAAGATAGCAATCTTATCTGTCAATCCTGATGCTGAGTACCAACTCTATCTCATCAACGAGAAGTTGGGCACATGGGACGACAATGGTGTATGGTGGTCTAACTCTAGTTACAAGCGGACTACCTACGACTATACCCCTAGTGTTCGTCAATCTAACTCTATCGTGGGCTACGCTGATGATGAGGCTACCTATTGGGAGAAGCAAGAAGCATACTACAACTTGTATGCTACCGACCCCACCATAGTTGACATGTGCCCCATGTGTGATGCTATGATTAGCCTTGATGAGTCAGAGACTACATGTGAGTTCTGTGCTTCATGCCTAGCATGCTTCCAACTCCCTATGGATTGCGATTGCTACGACCCTAGCAACAAGGCACACTCTCGTGGCTTCGACTTCGATAACGAGTGGTCACTTGCCAAGAATTATGACTCACTATTGATTTGACTAGGCGCATCACTCTCGGGTAGGGTAGTGCCGCCTACCGCGCAACACGGCACATAGATTTCCATAGGCAAGGTGCTTATGGATTACCCTGAAAGGAACACCAACTACAATGAGTATAAACTCATCAACTAAGTCCCAACTATGGGACATCGCTGACTCTCTACGCTCACTTGCGCTAGAGATTGACCTGACCACTACGCTAGATAACCTTGACAATGGTTATTATGCTTATGGTACTATTGTCAAAGCCAAGCCTGACCAATCCCGTTTCAAGCCCAAGTCAATGTGGGTATCGTTAGGTGACGGCACATACAAGCACCTAACAGGTAAGAAGGGACTCGTTGCCACGCATGAGCGACTCAAAGACTTCGTCAATGTCGTATTCGAAGCGTAAGGAAACTGAAAGTAAGATTGCCGTAGCCGAGCCACTAGTAGGAATGCTAGTGGCAGGTTACATGGTACTCGTCTTCACATCAGACATGAAGAAACCCCCTGTCATGTATGGTATGTTCGACGACTTAGACAAAGCCCTTGATTGGGCTGAGTTGCTGACGGGTGTCGTATCAGTACACCCACTCTATACCCCTACTCACAATCGAGGTTGACTTGATAGGTCTATGCTCCACTCATCATGAACCTGACTTGTGGTTCCCTGAGGAACAGGTATCACGAGGCAGACCAAGTCGCGCTAATCATAAGCGTATGGTAGAGCGTGCGTTGACTGCGATTAGTATCTGCCAATCCTGCCCTACTCGTGCCGAGTGTCTAACAGAAGGTATGAAGGACGAGAATATCGAACATGGTATTTGGGGTGGCATGCTGGCTGGCGATAGAATTACGCTGGCTCGTAGCCGTAGGACTGGCGCGATACGAGAGCAAGCAATTGTATTCGCAGAAGGAGTGAAGGCATGGCAAAGTATTTCATAAGACTCGGTGTAGCATTAGCGTTTACCGCTTGCTTCACAGTCTTCATTGTTGAGCCACTCTTCGAACCGCATAGGTACGAACGGGTGTCTAAAGATTGGACACCACAAGATAGCAAGGCTTATGCCTACGATAGACTAAACTTGTGGCGTGACAAACAGATGTCTTGCCTTAGTATGTTGTGGGGTGAGGAATCGGCATGGAACCCGAAAGCATACAATAAAATAAAAGTTCAGGGTAGAAACGCCGGCGGTATTCCACAACTACTAGGGCTTGACCCAAACACACCAGCGACCAAACAGATTGAGCGGGGACTGGACTATATTTACTATCGATATCAAACGCCGTGTCGAGCATGGCAACACTTTAGGAGGTACGGATGGCACTAACAGATAGATGTGGCTCATGTGATAAAGTTATCACAGGAGAATTCTTTGTTGTAGAAACAAGTAAGGGCTACATAAAGACAATACCATTTCACATATCTCCTAGAGAATGTGCTGACCAAAAGCCCTTGAGAAAGGAGTTCCATCATCATTCGAAACGAGGACACATCCGAAGCTTCGCAGCCCAAGGATATAGCCGAACTTGAGCCTGACTACACAGAGTCAATGGACATTCGTGGTATGCCAACTACGATATGTCCGTGTGGCTCTATGGTATGGGATGTCAAGGTAATCTTTGACTCAGACACAGGCGAGGTGGACATGTACTTCCTAGATATGGAATGTTCTGTCTGTGGTACACTAGCTACCGCACCTACACCTGAGGACTTCGAGGTACAAGATGCCGACTTATGAATACAGATGCGGTAAGTGTGACTCGCTTACTATACTTTCCCGTAGCGTAGACGAGCGAGACGAACCTGTCTCGTGTGTCTGTGGCTTTGAGTCAACAAGAATATACAACGCCCCCGGTATCCAATTCAAGGGTACTGGATTCTACAAGACTGGAGGATAGGGTGATAACCCACGAACTAAATGCTGAAGAAGTCAGCAATCTAATCAAGGCTCACTTATGTGAGGACTTAGATATTACCAACGAGCGGGACTACACTGTTATCCGCAGTGATGATGACAAGTTCTTTGGTATGGTCAAGACATTCCAAGTCGGTAACATTGTGCTTACCGAAGAGGAACATGACAAGATTATAATGGGAGCATCCAGCTCCGACTATAGTTCCTTGTTCATAGCAGTAACACATGAAGGTATATTCCAATTCAATCTATCTCTATTGAGACTAGACTTTCAGGCACACACTAATCAAGACAAGGCTGAGTCATTCAACGCAGCAGACTTAGATGTATCTAATGGAGTCCAAATCCTAGAATGGTATCCTGAGTTTGCTAGCGAAGATGATTACATCGATGCTCTCATGAGCAACGGTGATGAGATTGGCGCATGGGAAGAAGGAGACGAGTGGTAAAAGACTTGTTAAAAGTAATGAAGGTTGCTGCCTTTACAGCAGCAGCCTTCGTCACTTTCATTCTGACTCTTGTGATTCTTCTTGAGTTGTTTCTTCCTTAGGTTCAATATCAACATCTTGGAATGGCTTACGCCCACCAAGTTTATTAACAAGGCGCATGATTGCTCGCTTATGTCTCATACGGGCAGCGTCTTCGCTACCAAGAGATAGATAGTTGGCTATCTCCTTGAAGTCTAGTGACTCAGCATGTCTAAAGAACAAAAGCTTTCTATCTTCCTTAGATAATTTCCAATATGCTGAGTCAACTTCAAGTAGTAACACCTGAATATTACCGCCCTCTGCCGGTGCAGATGGGCGAGATGTACCACTTAAGTTTAACTTCGGAGCAATATGGAAGTTGCCCATCAACACAGTAGGCAATAAAACTTCCACTAATCCTGGCTCATAATAATACAAATCATCTACATCATAACCCACAGTTTTAGCCTTCCATCGTTGGCAATAGTCTAACGCTTCGTTGCGTAGGCTACGATAGATTAGGTTCTTCGCATCCTTCTCGCCGATTGCTTCCCATGTATCAAGTTTGTTGGGGTGCTCAATGAACCACTTGTATAGCGCTTGCTTGATGTCTTCGTACTCACAGATATCAAACTTCCTGTGGTACTCAGAGGCTACTGCCTCAACGACATAATCCCAGCGTTCTATTCTATCCCAGTTCATGGCTTGTCGTTCTTCCATTTCCTTGTGCCAGTTAGTAAGTCCTCAACAGTAATCAAGTAACCCTTAGATTTATTCGGCGGAATCTCGCAAGAGATTTCCCTCCCCAATTGTTCGACTGTCTTCTTCAATATGTGTGTCGGTACTATAAAGGTAGATTGTTCAAGCACGAATGCCCAGTACGCAGCCTCAGTCACAGATAAACCTGACGGTTCCCATGAACCTGACTTCATATACCAACACTCAGTTTCAATGTAAATGTTGTTGGTAATCCACCACTTCCTATCACGCTTTACTTCTACGGTGCGCCCACCTGTGAGCAACTCTTCTACAAGTTGTTCACCCTTGCGCCCATATCCAAAGTCAATGTCGAATGAGGAGTTCTTAGCCATTAGTCTAGTTCCTTCTTAATAACTTGAATAGTTATACAGGGATAACCATCACCACAATGGCCACATTCATCTGGGTCATCATCAAATGGTTTATGTAGGTGCACAACAGCTAATAGTGCGTTGCTGTTTTTTGTGTGCCCTTCTATACCGCAGTTGTTTTTCAGCCTGCGAAATCTTATCGGCTTCACTTATCCCACTTATCTCTCAGCACTAGTAGTGCGATGATTGCGTAGTTCGCCAAGTCCTTGAAAGAATCCTCAATTGATTCATACATAGGGTCGCTATGTCTATCAATCAAGTTATTGATACGAGCAATCTTATCGTGGATACGAACACGTAGCCCATTGAGCGCACCGCCCGGTGCGTCAGCAATATTCTTGGGCCCATAATCCTTGTGCTTCTTTAGGAGCACGGACATAAGCTCATCGTATACAATCCTTACGTCGTCTTCGAACTGGGATGAATAGGGTACGCGTGCTTCTTTGTTAGCAGGGGTACGCTTAACGTCACTGTTAGGGTATCCTCTTCCGACTTGGCTTGCGTAACGCTGTAGCCCATCCCAACCAGGTGTTCTATAATCTGCCATATCTCTTCACTCTCCAGCCTTGAATAGTTTGCTGACTTCTCCATCGAAATCTTCCATCACACTTTCTACTATGATATCCTCAACAGTTTCACCAATAATCTCAGGGTTAGTTTCTGCTGTGAATAATGTTATGTACGCTGACTGTAATATCTCTGACAAGTATTTAACGTCTTGTCTATTATCATATAGCGCACGTAGTAAAGAGCCAATCATAAGACGGTATCCACCGGGGAGGATGAGCGCTGGGTCGAACTGTTCATCGTCCTCAAGCATGTGGTCGACCGCTTCGAAAGCATCGTTGAACTTATAGCCACACTCAGGACAGCGAGGTAACTCGCCACCTTTGAAATCAAACATTTAGTAATCCTGCTTTCTGGAGTATTACCGTCGCCCCGTTGCTCGTATAATATGAGTTAGCGTCTTCTCCGTCGGGGAATTGGACGACAGTAACTGGCAGTTCTCTGGCAAGACTGTTAGCAAATTCTTTTCCTGGTTGGTCTCCGTCTGCAAAGACAAAGACTCTTTCAAAATCGGCGAGGAGTCTCGTGTAATGTTTCTTCCAGCTATTAGCACCGGGAACACCAACACAAGGAATGCCAACGCAAGAACTAAGAGTAAGAGTATCCAACTCACCTTCACATATACCAATGAAATCGCCAGCACGCTCGATGTCAAGAACATTATACATCTTTGTGTCCGCTCCAGTAAGGCCCATATATTTAGGCTCGACTGCAGGATTGAGCGAACGAAACCGTAAGTCAACAACACCGGTCTTAGTAATATACGGTATGCTAAGTCTGCCAGTATATATCTCATGCCCAACTTCAGCCTCTACGACTACGCCTAATCGCGCCAGCCGTGCTACTTCTATTGGAATACCCCTGCTTTTTAGGTAAGCTTCTGCCTGATAAATGTTTTCCTGATACTTGGCTGTGGCTTTCTCCAGTAATTCTTTCTGCGAATTCTTTTGCATCTCTTACTGTAATCCCTTCTTGCTGAGCAATGATTTGCAAACTATTTCCTTGAACTCCGCATGCAAAGCAGATGAAGATATTGCTGTCCAAGTTTGCGGTACCTGATTGGTGCGTATCACCGTGGAATGGACATCGGAGATTGACTTGCCCATATGTTCGTCCAAGCTTCGCACCGTAGTGGACAAGCACATCTCTAATACTTGGGAGGTCATTCATATCTCTCTCTCATCCATTGTCCTAAATCTTGTATAACCCATGACTTCTCTATGCCATGATTGCGACGCTTCACTATGACGAAGGCTGGAGGGACAGAAGATAAGCCTCTAGCCTTCGCATAGTTCTTTGCCTCAACCTGCGCTTCGTCCCAAAAGGCAGGTAAGTCTAACTTCTTTCTATTCTTCAACTCCATAATGTATGTCTTGCCTTGTAGGAATACATACAAGTCACCCTCGTCTTTGGCGCCAGCCTTAGTGAGACGCTCTGCTACTGCCTCGTGTTCACGAAACCATCGCATGACATCAGTCTCAAACTGTGCACCTTTACGACCATTAGGGTTTGCCATTATGACGCGCTCTTATCCTTCATTAGTATTCTGATTGCCCAGTCAAGTCCGTCCTGTACGCCTTGCGTATAAGCATCCTTAGCTGGTGGTTTGGCATCTTCAATCTTCTGTATGAACTTTTGAACTTGCTTTGCAACTTCTGTATAAGCAATCTCTTTTGCATGAATCTCAAGATAATCGTCATCCATTATACGTTCTCCGGTATGTCGTCAACGAACATATACTCAGGGTTGAAAGCAATCCACGTCATCAATCCTCCGCCAGCATCGGCTCGACCATAGCGATTCTTGACAGGCGCGACGCCCATACTTGTTCCAACAACACCGAGTGTGCATATAAGTGCAGGTAACTGTGCAACCTTACCCTGTATGGCACTACGCGGTTGACAGGGGGTACCAGCAACAGCCTCGCTAGTGTGATGTAGAACCAACACTGCAGCATTCGTAGCGCGAGCAAGATACTTCAACTCCTTCATGATAGCTCGCATTGAAGCGAACTCTTCGCCACCATCGGTGGCAACATCCATCAAGTTATCTACCACAATCAGTTGTGGTGGGCATCCCCACAGTTCTTCGAAGGCTTGTACCTCTTCGTCAATATCCTGCAGAGATGGTGCTGATTCGAATGACCAAACAATGTGGCTACCCTTGGCCAGTACTGCGCGAGTCCAGCCTAAATCAGCATTGAGCAATTGTTCAACATCACCCTGATTCTTACCACTAATCATTGATGCTAAACGCATAGCCATTGTATGTGCGTTAGTGTCGGCACTGATATACAGTGTTGGAACCTTCATCTTGAGCGCAAGAGCAAGGGCAAGTGTTGACTTACCTACTCCTGGCGCTGCTGCGAACATCGACACTTCACTTCGCCTGAGAACAATCTTGTTCGATTCAAACGCCTTGAAGCATGAGGGTAGCGGTTCTCCACCGATACTGGGACGACCAACGCTTCTGACAAGTGTACGCAATTCTTTTTCCTTTTGAATAAAAGCCGTAGCCAATCCATTATAAACTGACTACGGCTCATTTGATATCCTTAATAGATGATAACAGGGAGTGCCTACATGTCCAAGCAAGAGTGCGGGTAATTCCAGTTATTAGCTGGCCCAAACTCCCTGTCATCAATTCCTTAGTTGACTGGCTTGCACTGGTCTGGTGTACCCTGTGGTGAAGGGCATGCCCAGAATGCATATGGCTTACCAGTATTCTTGCTCACTCCGCTACGCCAGATACGAGCACCGTGCTTACACGTGGGAGCGGCGGTACCTGACACTTCCGAGACTGGGCTCGGTGGCGAGGAGAGTGGAGGCGTTGTGCTTGTAGTGGAATTTGTAGTCGATAAAGGGGCTACATTGTACGCTGCTGCTAGCATCTTGTTTGTTGCAGCAATCTGCGTAGCGTAGTCACCTACACCTTCAAGCAGCACACTGAGTTCGTCCGCAGTATTGGCACGGATATTAATCATATCACCAGCGCCAGTCTTATACGAGACTTGCAGTTTCCATTCTTCGTTCATTGCTTCTCTTTCTTTGAAGTAAACGGACAGAACTCCGTGAGTCCACACCGATTACAGTTGTTTGTGTTTGGTAAGAATACACCAGCTTTACGAGCTTTGTCAAAGTTTTCTACGAAGTATGTAATCATATCTTCGCTATACTTTGTTAGGTCAACCATAGTTCCAGTACCAGACTGACGAGCCATCCAGTAGTTACCATACTTGACATCAACATCAAATATCTTTTTCAGTCCTGCCTTATAGAATCCAAGCTGAAGGCTTGATTCAGGTGTGCGTTGTGAAGTCTTCAAGTCCACAACCACTAACTCGCCATCGACTTCGAAGACTCGGTCGATGACCATCTTGACTGGGACACCAGCAAACTCAGGTATGATACCTAGTTCAATCGCAGGAACGCCTTGAGGCGTTTTCCAAATCTTCCAATTGGTGTTAGTTGTGCGCCAATCAATGTAACTTTGTACCCACTCGGGGCCTGCAGTTTGCCAGAACTCTGCGTCCTCTTTGTTAGGACGTTCCTTCGTAGCCCTGCCACCAACCCTAAGCGTTGATAGGTCGACGTCTTTCGTGTACTCATGCCACGCTTCTTCCCATAATTGTTTACTCAACATGTTGTTTGTCCCACTCTTCTGTCGCCTTGTGGAATGCTGAGCCACCTGCAGACCAGACTGCTGGCTGTTCAGGTATCTCAAGTAGTCGACCGAGGTAGTAGAGATAACCGCAGTCTATGTATGTAGTCAGGGCTGAGTATGATACATGCCCCGGTATCTTGTAATCGTCAGTCAGGTATACTCCCATGGAGTCCTTTCATAAACTTGACTTATAGTAATTATATATATTATAATATAATTATATATATTATATAAGACCCCTACGGGGTCTATATATTTATTTATATATTATATAATATATNNATTATATCTGACAATCGGGGAAGTTGTCAAGTATTTATCTACTTATCGGAAACACAAAAGACCCCCCTTCCTAGGGGATTACCTTAGGTCGGGGGGTTTCGTGTCTTAAAACGGCCTTAGAAGGCGTTTAAGGGGTATTCTAGGGCTAGCGTGAGCCTCTGCCAAACTCTGTTGCTGATGGGTCGAGCCACTTTAGGACAGGCCCGAGGAACCCTGCGAGGGCTGCCATGCCGAGCGTCTTGAGGTCGGTCTCGCCTGCGAGGTAGAGTGCGATAGCAGCTGAGGCTGCAGCACGGAACCAACTGAGCGATGCTTGCTTTAGTGCTTCCATTTGTTATGCCTTTCGTTTTGTGTTGTGAACTTTACAGCAGGTGCACACTTCAACCTTGACTGGAAGCGGTAGCTTCTTCGTCGGTGCAGGTTGTAGCTTTGCTACTATGGTGTTCACAATCTTTGGTTGATTCATCCACCAGAACCAAGGGCTAGTGTCGTTAGCGAAATCAGAATTGATAGAACAATGAAGATGTTTATTATGAGGGTTGCTGCCAGTATACTTGCGATTGCCAAGCTTAGCTTTATCCCTTGACCAAATCTTACCCTTGAAGATGAGGTACTTGACTCGCTCGTCTTCCTTAAGTTTCTCAAAGATAACTGCACAGTCTACCCCATTGTCTGGGTCGTGCGTCAAATCAACAGCAAGCCCCGTGTTGTGGTCTGAATTCGGACTGGCTTTCTGATGAGCCAGTGATGGCAATAATCCGTCGGACAGTTTCTTGCGCTTCGGCCACAGTGCTGTCGCTTGACGAAGTACAGCAATAGCCGCAGGACTCGCGGCCTTCACTACAGGTTTCATTCATTTCCTCAAAGCTTCCTTGACTAGGTCAGTTAGTAAGTCTACTTTATCTTCTAGTGCATTGACCTTATCCTTGATACTTGAACCACCGTTGGGCTTGAGTTCAGATAGGTAATGCTTGGTTAGGTGCTTAACACCCATAGCCAATGCGCTTACAAGTGTTACGATAGATACGGCCAGGCCGGCCCAGTCAGCAGGAGTCATTATACAGTCCTTATGGTTATCTCAAGAATACCACCGTAGCCAGAGAAACCTCTGTCTGGTGGTGTAGCACGGACAAAATTTATTTGCTCAATGACAACTTGGCGTGATTCACCAGTAGTCAAGTCTTGCCAAGTCAGAACATCACCGTTCTGTTCAATGGTTTCTAGTGCAGATAATCTATCAAAGGCACGGCCTTCGTATCCTACTAGAACATTATACTTGTCAGTCTCCACGTCGAAGCAATAGACGGGAAATCTCATAACTCGCTGACGAGGTGTAGCGATGGTGGCCTTAGCCTGGTATCCCTTAAAGGTTGGGCCAAGGGTATTAGTAGTTCCGTCCCGATATAGAATAAACTTATAGCCTAAATACTCTTGAGATGTAGCTGGCTGATTGGTGGTAACCTCAACTGGCGATACGCTTGAGTCATATGATATCAAGTCATACTCTGTGCCATCAGCATCTACAGTTTCTAGTGTCATGGAACCATAGGTGAAGTCACCTCGTCCAAGCAAACGTTTGAAGTTCTTTGGCTCTAGCGTATTGTATCTGATATATCCAGTTTGGATATAGCCATCAGGCATCTTAGCTCCAGCAGATTCAATATTGATACTACCATTAGCGCTAGATGTAGCCGTGGTTACGAATGTAAGTCTATCTGTTTCACCATTAAAAGCACAGGCTGTAGTTCTATGTGCTGTATCGCCATTGTCTAACCACAGGTCATTGGCATAAGCAAAGCGTAGTCCACCTAAGTCATTACCTAAGTCAATGCGGATTACTCCGCCTTCTCCTGCTACACCAGTAGCAGCCCAAGCAAACCTGTCGCGGAATGCGAAGTCATAACAAGGCTGAGTTGTCTCAACCATTAGCGGGCCATAGGTGATTGAACCATTGTCATCTACAGTAGCCACACGGATTCCCTTATTAGTACCAATCAACATGTAGCCTAGGTAATACTTGATGCTGTAAATCTTTTCACCCTCGGGCATCTCAGCAGCAGTGATGGCGCTAGTCAAGGAAGGCATAGAACCTGTTGATGTGCTTAAGGTAAACTTATAAATGAATGATTGGATACCACTGAACGCTGATATGTATATGGCTGTACCTGATGCAGTGATGGCAGTGAAGACTACGTCTGTATCAGAGTGCGTGTATACTGGGCTAGGCAGCGAGGTTGCGCTACTAGAGAACTCGTATATCTTATTGTTGATAGCCATAACAATACGGTCTTTGATGTATTCCATTACACCTTCAGATACCGTAATGCTGTTATCGCTAATCATTAAGCTAGCGGTTGTTGACGATGTGCCAGTAAGCGGCTTAGAGTAAACACGAAGTCTTGGTGTGCCAGCATTGAGCACGTTAGTTACCCAATAGGCACTGGTTCCATCATCGCAGATAGCATACACAGGGTAGTCGCTACCTGAGTTGTAGTCAATGAAATGGGTTACTGTGCCATCAACAGCAATCTTGTCAACATCATATTCATCCCAAAGCAAGACACCATTTGTAGAAGACCATTCAATACCACGGGCAGACTGGAACGGTTTCCCATTTGCCTTGATTTGTCCTGTTATAGGATGATTTCCTGTAGCTGTAGCAGTGTTGTTAAGTAGGGTTACTTGACCCTTTTCCCATACATTGACACCGCGACTGTCTTTGAATTGATATGTTCCTTCACCAGCAATAAGAGCTGGGTCATAGAACTCAATACCTGTACCATCGTGGAACGATGACTGGCTACGAATCCACCAACCAGTAAGACTCTGCTCACCTGGCTCAGTCTGATTATCAAACTGTTCCTTACGATAGGGTGCAGTCTGACGGATGTAAGGACGTTGGTCAGAGATAGCATAGATGAATGGCATACCACCGATAGCTACATCGTAGGCTATGTCGGTATTCTGCCAGATGGAAGTGTCAGATAGTACGCCAACATCAACGGCAACGGCACGCGTCGCACGACCTTCGGTAATATCTCTTCCGGCCACTTAGTCTCCTAGCCTTGTTGTTCTTGTAATTTCTTTTTTAACTGCTCGTTAGTCCAGTATAGTGCATAGTAATCATAGTCAAGTGAGAAGCGCTTCATATGCTTTACTATGGCACCAGTGTGTGCATGTAGTGGAATGCCAGCCTTCTTCATACGACGGAAGAAAATAATATCCTCACCTATGAAATGGTCATCATCCCCATCGCCAGTCTCCACAAACATACCCTTGCCAGGGTTAGCCTCACGAATCTTTGGAACGATAGACTTGTGCATTAAGACAAAACCAAAGCCAGCATTATCAATCTTGATTACTTCGTTATCAGGTAGCGGATGCACGTACTGAATCTGATACTCAGATACATCATTGAATAGGACTGGGTATGGCTTCATCAGGCTACCCTCATTCTCCTTAGAGATGAAGTAGACACCACTAACTACAGGACGGTTAATCTTATCTGCTGTCTTCCATAACTTCTGCATAGCCTCTAGGTTCAGTACAATGTCTGAATCTACCCAGAGTATCCAGTCAGTCTTGACTTTGTCTGCCCAATGGTCAAAGAGAACTTGGCGCTGTCTGCCAATCTGATTGCCTTGGACTCGGATACTGGTGTGAATAGGCATACCGTTGGCACCGCCAGTGATAACTGCTGTCATCAACCCTTCGGTAAACTTGCCATCAGTTGTGCCATTGTCACACCAGCCGATTGCTACAGTCTCATTCTTTTGTATCATTGTCCCCTACCTTTACTTAAATTGATGTCCAATCACGAATGGTTCCGCCACACTTAGGGCAGATATAGGCTTCATTCTTGCCTTCTTGAATCCATTGTTGATGGGCTGCATTGTGGGCAGCCCAATCAATGTCATTCATTACTTGCCCTTAAAGTCCGAGCGCTTTGAGGTCGTCTGAAGTTAAACCAAGAGCAGCAAGTTTTGCTTGCGCTGCTGCTTTTTTATTTGCAGCATCTGATATTGCTTGTTGTCTTACAGCCTCATCTGCTTGGTCTTTTTCCCAAACTACCATTTCTTCGTCGGTGTATGGTCTTTCAATAAATGTTCCATCTGCTTGATAGATTTTGTGAATTGGTCTAGTCATTAGTTTACTCCATATATCTTAACGCTGCCGCCAGAAAATGTACCAGATGCCATAAAAAATGTAAGTGATGTTATGGCAGCCGTGCTTCTCCAAGTAGAATTTAATATTGTTGTTCCCTTTACATCACTGTTATCCATATGATGATTTAGAACGTGTGCTAATTTATAAGTATCTGTATCGTTGTATCTGTAGATAGTTGTAATAGTAACATTCTTCTTGCTTGATGTAGGGGTTCCAATGTCATTTGGGTCAATTTGGGTAATGCTTGTACTAGCAGCACCGCCGCTTGGACCAAAGTTAGTTCCAGAACTTTGAAATCTTACAGAAAATAATGTATAGTTTGTGCCAGAATCATTGTTTGGGCGAAGTCCAAATAAATTTGCACCGCTTGCATAATAATCTATTGCCTCAATATAAAGATTTTTATAAGTAGTTGGCAAAGTTGCGCTAGTAACAGAAGAACCAGACAGGCTTAAAGTTTCAATTAGTGTTAAACCACCAGCAGAAGCAGTTGCCCATTTAACTCCTCCAGTAGCAGTGGAGTCAGCAGTAAGTACTTGGTTATTGCTTCCTACCGCTAAACGGATAGCAGTATCGGCAGCACTACCAACAATCAAATCACCCTTAGCATCAATTATAGTTTCTTGAATACCTGAGAATGGTACTGGAAATACGTTGGCTGACATTAGTTAATCTCCACTCCGCTAATATGAAAGTTGACACCAGTGGTTGATGCCGAACCTGTGATTGTCTTTGCTGGGTTTGCTGCTGGAATTACCTGCTTTAAATCAAAGTAAGCAGATGAATTTGCTGCAAGGCTTGAACCACTTTGAACAGCAACCGTGTCAATATTGATAGTAAAAGTTGCTGCTGCTGTGGTTGTATTAGTGACAACAATATTAGTTACTATTGCTGTGGTGCTTGTATTCGGTGCCGTATACAAGGTTGTATTTGTAGTGGCTGCTGCTGTGCGAGCCAGTACCTTAGATGTTGTAGCCATTAGTTACTACATACCTTTCTATGATAGGAGGAGTTTTGCTTCTTCTTCGGTAATGCCTAATTTATTTAACAAGGCTTGCTTGGCTGTTGCTTCTTGTTCTATTTTAGATTTTAATTCAATATCTATTAAACGATACTTTTCTTGCATTTCCTTTTCTTCAGCAGATAATTCAACAATTTGAATTTCGCCTGTTTCAACGTTCATTACTTGTTTCATTATTTTACTCCATAAAGTTTTGCTGTGCCTGTCCAATACGGTGTTGAATTGCCAGTACCAGTTATAGTAATTCTTGAAATAGCCGATGTTCCAGTGTAGCAACCCCAGCCCTGTGCGTTTACATAGTAGTCAAATGACGTAGCCCAACCCATACCTTCATACTTAAATACTTTTGGCATTGAAGTTTCATCAGCATTAAAAATAGTTAAATGAGCAGACTGTTGAGTTGAACCATTATACCGACAAGGTATAAAACCACCGAGGTGAGATGCACCTATCTCGGTAGTTCCCCTAGCATTGCTAACCATAACTTTTCTATCAGTTGTTGAACTATTACCAGCAGTTCCATTAATAAAGTATTTACCAGTTTGGTCATTATTAAAATAAACATAAAAATAAGTATCATCTTTATCTTGAGTTCCAGTAATTATTAAATCTAATTGATTATATCCACTTGGAATAGAAGTAAACTCAAAAGAATTTTGACTTGATATTGTTTGTGTAGACAGCAATGTGCGACCACCACTAGAGATAGCACCCCACTTAAGTCCAGTAGCCTCAGCGCTGTCAACTGTCAGGACATAGCCAGCAGTAGAGGCAACGGCTAGAGTGGTAGAGGCATCTGTGCCATTACCTACAACTAGGGTTCCCTTAGCATTGGGAGCCGTAGCATTAGAACGAGCCTTTGTCATTAGTTACCTCCAAGGAGTAGGCGTGCTTCATCTTCTGTAATGCCTAGTTTATCTAGTAGTGCTTGGCGCTTGGCTGTTGCTTCTGCCTCGGCTTGCAGTTCGGCTGTTTTAATTGCTTGATGAGCAGTTTCAATTTCTAACCAAGTAGGCGCAGAACCTTCTAGCACATCCCACTTAATAGTTGAATAATCTGTTCCTTCAAATGAAAATTCAGCATTTGGTTTTAGATATTGAATCGCTTTACTGATATCTAATTCATTCATTATGCACCTATTTCTAAAGCAATAATTACACTTGTCGTTGAACTTTCTTGACAAATTAAAGTTCCTACGTTAGCAGTGTTTTTTGCTCGTCCTTGAGTTTTGTACGTTATTGCAGAAGTTGTTGCTGGAGAATCTAAATACATAAGATTTGCTTCGGTAGCGTGTTCTACAAGTTCTTCGGTAACGCTTGTCAAAAATCTGTGGAAAAAGTTTCCTCTTGCTCCAAAATTATCCAAAATTGCTGTTGAATCACGCATCAATCTAATTGCAGAACCAGCCTCATCTGCTTCGCGATACCAATAAATCATTTGATTTACTAATAATAAAATTTTACTTGAGGAAGATGATGGTGTAATACTAACACTTAATCCTGTATCTGTATAAGTTTGTGATGCAATAGTTGTCGCTGTTGAGTATGTTCCTTGAACTACTTGCAACACTTTTCCACTAGAAAGCGTAGCCCAAGCAAGTCCTGTGCCAGTTGTAGAATCAGCCTTAAGGTATTGTCCATTAGTACCCACAGCCAAGCGACCAGGAGTATCAGCAGCAGTTCCTACTAGTAAGTCACCTTTAGCATCTACGATTGTATTAGCAATAGCACCAGTTACGCTGAAGGCATTGACTGTCCAGACTGTAGCCACATCATTGGCAGCAAGGGCAGTAAGCCCTGTAATGCTGGTGCCGTTAGTAGCAGTGTAGTCAGAGCCACGCTTTAGCAGCGTACCGTTGATGAATACAAGTTCCTGTCCTACTGTGTAGGAAAGTGACTGGCTATTGTCATCATTACCAGAGAGAGATGTTTCACCACCTGATGCAGTCTTAACCCAAGTAGCAATACTTGAGGATGTCGCTGCTGCGCCTTGCGCTCCTAAGCCAGCAACGGTCTGCCACGCAGACCCGTCATATCGTTTAACTGCCATATTAGTATGCTCCCATTATTACCATAGTAGTGAGGTCTACTTCAGAACCTGATTCATCAATCCATATATCACCAGTTGAAGGTGAGGTTGGTGTAGTTGTTCCAACAAATACACGCTTTCCTGGGTCAGCATCTGTTACCGTAATCGGTGATACCTTAACTGTACCAGTTGTGGCAGTATCAGTGCCCATACCAGTAAAGTCAATGTAGTCGTAGGTAGATGCAGCACCGCCATCAATCTTAACTTGGCTACCAGCCTGAACGGTTCCCCACTCAACTCCAGTTCCAGTTGACTTAAGATACTGTCCGTTAGTTCCGCTAGAAGCGGATGCTGTCAAAGTTCCAGATAGTGTTGCGTTGTCTAGCGTGACTGCTGTAATTGTAGATACTGTCGTACCAGAGGTAATGACTGTGGTACCGATAGTCGGTGCGCTATATCCTGAAGGTGCTACCTGCCACTCAAGTCCTGTCGCAGTAGCCGAGTTAACTGCTAGTAGGTATCCATTGGTTGCTGCAGCGGAAAGTCTTGTAAAGGCGTCGTTGGCTGTACCTACGAGCAGTTCGCCTTTTGCATCAAAGGATGCAGCGACTGCAGCAGCAGCACTTGCTGCAGAAGTAGCAGCAGAGTTGGCTGAAGTCAGAGCAGATGATGCAGATGTTGCTGCACTGGCTGCACTTGTGGCTGCAGCAGTAGCGCTAGCAGCAGCAGATGTAGCAGAGGTAGCAGCAGCGCTTGCTGATGTAGCCGAAGCAGTTGCTGAGTTGGCAGCAGAGGTAGCAGATGTGCTAGCACTGTTAGCCGAAGTAAGAGCAGATGAGGCTGAAGTAGCAGCCGAAGTAGCCGATGTGGCTGCTGCAGAAGCAGAGTTAGAAGCCGTAGTAGCACTGGCTGCAGCGCTAGTAGCACTAGTTGCTGCTGCCGTAGCAGAAGTCGCTGCAGAGGCTGCAGAGGTGGCTGCTGCTGTGGCTGAGGTAGATGCACTGTTGGCGCTAGTTAGGGCGTTAGAAGCGCTTGTAGCCGCGCTAGAGGCACTCGTAGCGGCAGAGGCAGCACTGGTAGCAGCCGATGCTGCTGAAGTGGCTGCAGCCGTTGCTGAGCCTAGAATGCTATCTACATAATCTTTAGGGGTAGCAGAGGATGAAATCATACCTGCGCTAGACAGACCTGTAATTACTGGCGTACCTGATAATACAGGACTTGTCAAGGTTTTATTGGTCAGTGTCTGGCTTAAGGTATCAAGGACAATGGTTCCAGTACTATTAGGAATCGTTACCGTGTTGTCCTGTGTTGGGTCAACTACAGTCAGAGTAGTCTCATAGGCATCAGCCGTAGTACCTTCAAAGACAATGCTTGCGTCAGCAGAAGGTGTGCCAGTAAAGGTTGGGTTAGAAATTGTTGGGCTGGTAAGAGTCTTGTTAGTTAAAGTCTGAGTTTTGAGTGTACCAACAACAACGCCTTCACCGGAGCCAATGCCGTGCATTGTATGTCCGGTACCTGAGCCATCGTTATAGTAAGCGTCGGATTCAGCGTGTAGGTTAGCATCACGGAAGTCACGACCGATAGCCATGTGGCGAACTACCGCACCTGCTGAGTGGTCCTGAGCCGATGAACCGTCTATTGCACGGGTGATTGTAAAGGTATTAGTAGATACTGCAGTGGCATCTACGATTTCTTCAAGAGCTGTGTCAACATCAATTACCAATGTAAAGGTGCGACCAGATGGGATTGTTACACCGCCTAATAGTCCGGTACCTGATACCACAGTCATTGACGTGGCGCCGGATGTAATAGCAGCAGTTAGCGTAG